GGTGCAGCAGCTTCTATGGTGTCATCAACAGCACGAATAACCTCTTTTAATTGAGAGGCAGATGCCTTAAATGCATCAGCACTTGCACCACCTTTATCAGCTCTATCTAATCTTCCTTCTCTTGCAATCCTTAAATCTTTACGAATCTCATAAAGCTCTTGAGGAGTTGATGCTCTGCGAATCATATTTCTTGCATCTTGCATAGCGGATATAACTGTATCTCGCTTTCCAGCAGGAGTATTTAGAATGTCGTTAATCTTTTTTTCTGCAATCAAAGTAATACCAGACTGGAATTGCTCTGGAGTAACTGTAGAGTTAGCAAAAGCTCTTTCTCTAATTGGAGCAGTTAGCTCATCTCTCTTAGTAATGACATTAGCAATAGTATCTTTATCTTTTGCCATTCTGTCTAAAATAACTGTTCTAGCTTTATTAGCTTCAGAAGCCTGTTTAGCAAAAGCGCCTTCAATATCAAGACCTCTAATTCCTTGTTCTGCTGAGATTAAACCAATATCTCTAGATGCTTGAGCAGTAGTAGGTGTATAACCCTTAACTGGTGGCACATAGCCTTCCATACGAGCAATAGCTCGCTCTGGGTTGTCTGATAATTGTCTAAGGACATTGCCAGTAATTACTTCTCTACCAGCTTGAGTAAAAGGTTTCACAGCCTCTCTAACAGCTCTTGCACCTAATTGAGCAGATGTACCTAGTGATGCAGGGGCTAAAATACCACCTGCTGCGCCAAGTCCTAATTGACCAAGCATACCAACACCTTCTTCTCTACCCAAAGAAGCAGCACCAGCACCACCTAAAGCACCAGCAATTTGAACAGGAATATTCTCTGAAAGCATCTTAGTACCTACTGCTGTAGGAGCTAATGTCTGAGCTAATTTAGCTGCACCTCCAACACCAGCCATAGAAGATGCAATATCTTGCACAACTCGCTCCTGCTTTCCTCTTGGCTCAGGCAGACCAACATCTGTCATTAATTGTTGCGCTGATTGAGAAGCCATAGGCAATTGACCAAGGTTTACACCAGTACCTTTTTGTACACCTTGAGAAATCATGTTGTACAGGTTATTTAAAGCATCACCAGCCAATAAAGGTAAGCCAGCTACACCAGTTATGCCAGCTCTAGCTGTTAATCCCAATTGACGAGATAACTCACCATCACCACCTGTTTTTTTTGTAGCCTCTGCAACAGCAATTCTATATGCTTCATCTTCAGTCAAATCTTTAGGAGAATTAACCTCGAACTTACCTAAGTCTGGGATAGTTACTTCATATTTTGGCACATTAATCCCCAATCTTTTTAACTGTGGCTCTATTTCTAAAGTCTGTAGACATTAATTCTCTAATTGTAGGAGCTTGTCTTTTCTCTGTCTTTTCTTTTGCAGGAACAATTGGAGAATCAAAATCAATACCCTTGAATGGGTCAATAATAATCTTTTGTGGATCAAGTCTATAGTTTGAAGCAATATCTTTATAGACATTATTAAAATTATCTAATTGACCTTTTTGTGACTTAACTAAGTTTCTAGCTTGATTGATAAAGTCTGCTCTTTGTGTATCTGATAATCTTTCACCACTAATAACTTTATTGTACATATTGCTTACTTGTGTAGGAATACCAGCAGCATTTTGAGCTGTAGCAAATTCACCTTCACGAACCACAGATGCTGGGTCAAGAATCTTCATATAACCAAAGATTAAAGACAAATCTCCAGCAGCAGATGGGTCTTTAGCAGCAGCAGATATTTTATTAAACGCTTGAGCAATACCTGTGTATGGCTGAGTTTGAGTTAAATATTGACTTCTCAAAGTATTCTCTTGGCTAAAGTTTCCACCAGCATCTTGCGCCTTTGGTATTGTTCTAATAACTTGTAATGTTTGTGGGTCTACAAAAGCTATAGCATTACCTACATCTACCTTCTCTGGCTTTACCTCACCTTTAGCAACAATCTTTCCAGAGGCATCTACTAAAACATCACCCTGACCAAGTTTTGTGCGCTCTCCTTGAACAGACTTAATAAAAGCATTTACATCTTCTGGATTAGCTCCTGCTGCAATTGCTGTTTGAGCAAATTGAGTTGGATCAAAGACACCAGATGATTTAACTACTGGAGCAGCTTCTTGTGGAGTTCCTTGAACAGCAAAGTTTGCAGAGCGAGCCAATGACTGTAACCCTGTGTCACCCATTGCAATATTTTCTTGCATCAATTGACGAGCAACAGGGTCTTGAGAAGTCATGCTACCAATACTTACTTGAGGTGTAATTGCTTGTTGATAAGAAGTTCTTAAAGCCTGTGCAGATTTTTGCTTATCTAGCATCTGCTTAACTTGCGCACCCTTGAGCATATCTTGCAATGCTCGATCCATATTGCCTTGATAGCCTTGGTTAAAGGCAGCTAAACCTTGAGATAAACCACTACCTTGTGGCATCAAAGAAGGCGCACCAGCTTGTGATAGAGCTTGACCAAGACCAAGCAATCCTTGAGAAATACCCTGATAGCGAATATCAGACATCTGCTCTGGAGAAAATAAACTGTCGTAATAATTTGGTATTGCCATATTTACCTCAGATAAGTGTTGGTCTGTATGCTTTTAAAGCTACTGATGGATCTAATAAGCTAGATAAAATAGCCTGTGGAATTGCCTGACCTTTTTTTATTCCACCAATTTGGTTGTCTTGGTTAAAGTCATTTAATTGTGCAAGCTGTTGAGCTGCTTGTTGTTGAGCAGAGCTACCAAAGCTAGGCATTGACTTACCAGCCATTCTTTCCTGTAGTAATGACATATCACCCATTCCTTGAATAGATGAGATTTGGCTAGGAGACATTCCTGCAGGTTCAAAGATATTGCCACTAGAAGTAGGATACATCTCTACCATTCTGCTATAGTCATTACCCATTGGTGCTAACTCTTGGCTACCACCAAATAAGCTAGATAGAAAGTTTGTGCCACCGCTTGATGCTCCAACAGTCTCAGGACTGAATACTGTCATTTCTCCGCTTGGTAAGAATGAGAATCCTGTAGATCCACCAGCAGCACCAGCAGACGAGCCACCAAAAGTGCCAGTTGGCATACCCATCATCATAGCAACTAGAGCAGCGACACCTTCCCATCCAATAGTGTCATTTACACCATCATCAATATTAGAAAATAGGTTTTTTGTCTCATCTTCTATTTTGTTAAAGAAGTCCATGACAATCCTTAGTTAATTAAGCTGTAGTCAATATGCTTGTACCCATCAGCATCAACAGATACAGCTTCTGGGATAACCTTCTCAACTTCATGCGCCATAACACCGATAAACTTGCCATGACCTGCTGATGGATGGTCTTTAAACTCTTTCTTATATTCATACTCATAAACACCAAGACCATTAACCATTGAGCCAACTTGCTTGATATTTTCTTTTGTGCGAATGTCTGAAAATGGTTTCCAGCCCAATGAGCCAGCAGTACCAACAAGAGATAACAAATTACCTAATCCCTGTTGAGATGGGTTCTCATAGATAGGTCTTTGTTGAGTAGATACAGAGCCAGATGGTGCACCATACACACCAGTCAAGAATGTAGATAAGCGACTCTCTGGCATCTGATACTGATAGCGAGCCAATTGGTCTGCAATTTGCGCTTGTGAGTAACCTTCTCTTGCCAAGCCAGCAGCCAATAACTTAGATGGGTCTGTGTAATCAGCAGCAGCCATTTCAGGAGCAGCGAGAATTGCATTAGCTTGGCGAGTTCTTTCGTCACCATAGTTCTGATAAGCTAATTTGCCACCAATATCAGCTAATGCTGTTGATAGACCTGTAGCAGCTCTGTTCTCTAGATTTGTTTGTGCGCCTGAACCATAGCGACCAGCAGATGATAGCTTAGAGCGAATATCCATGATATTCTGACCAAATTGTTGCTCAATAGGTCTTGCAGCAGCTTGGAAAGCACCTTGGAAGAATGGATTTCCAGTTAAATAATCACCAGAGATTGTTCGACCTAATTCAGCTTGAGCTTGTCCTAATAATGGGCTTCCAGTAGTTGCTCGTCTTTCAATACTACCTAGTGCAGATAGTGTTTGGCTAGATGGATCAACATAGGTCTGGAATGGAGCATAAGGAGTAGGGCTTTGATATAGTCGCTTTGCTTCTTGTAGACCAAAATCAACATAAGGTCTTAGCATAGGGTCAATCTGATTTTGACTTGTAACAGTCTGCATCCCAGTTTGCTCTGAGCCACCGCCACCAAAAATACCGCCTACAGCTTTACCAATTCCGCTAACGACTCCGCCCATTTAAATCTCCTTTATCCATTTTCTAGGGGTAAACCCTAACTTTCTAGCTGTTTTGCTCCATCCTTTTCTATAAGAATCAAAGGTTATGAAGCTGTCACCACCATTTTTTGCAAGCTCTTGGATATGATTCCATGCTTCTAAGAAAGGGTGATTGTTTATAAAATAAAGACACCAAATATGCAGAGTGCCTTGATTTGGTTGCAGAACCGAGAATCCTACTAATCGGTTGTCCTGCTTGTAGATCCACAACATTGCCTGCTGATTCAGGCACATAGCATAAACATCTTCTGGTATCCAAGACTCAGGAGTTTTCTCTAGAATCTTTATAAGCCCACCTTTGACGAAACCCCAATACTTGCGGATTTCTTCAGGATGAATATATATATGCTCCATATAGCACAATTTTATCTTGTTTTGTAGAAAAAGGTATACTTTTTTTAGCCTACTACAACATATTTATATGTCTTACCTGCTGTGTCATTTGCAAAGTGGCTCAAAGTAGCTGAACCTTTGGTCTGTGCGCTGACATAGACATTACCAGATGACAATGGTGCAATATACTGAACAGTAGTAATGGCTGATGGAATAGCAGGTCTAGGTATTCCTGTATCTGCTGCATAGTATTCCAAGCCTATATCTGTGCTACTTGTTGTTCCTGCAATCTGGACATAATCACCAGCTTGTAATTCTAAAAAGACATTGACTGTTCCAATGACATGGCTAGGAACTTCTGCACTTTTGCGAGCAGGAATGTCAAATCGACTAGCTGTTCTTGGGACATCTGTTCCATTAATTCTGAACCAAATATCAGCATACTGTGCATCATTAGCACTATTCTTTAACTGTAGTGAGAACTGGACATTGTAAATGCCATAGTTTCTAACATACAGTCTTGAGCTACTGTCTAAGTAAACACCACTTGCTTCTTCTGTAGTGTCATAAACTACTACCGCAGTAGATCCTACACTCGGAGAGGTCTGGTCTGTATTGTTGCTAAAACAGCCATATGGAGCTGCATCACTCTCGGCTGAGTCAGAGGATGGAATCACTAAAATAACTGATTCTGGACTTATTCTGGCATCTGTAATAGTGGTTGAAGTAGCCCATCCTGTAGCCAAGGTGACAGTCCCAGTATTATTGGTCTTGCCATCCATAATATTATTGACAATCTCAGCTACTGATCGCTGGTCACCGCCTTGTGGTGGTAATCGTCTAAACATTATCTACCACCTGTAGGAACAATGGTGACATCAACACCTACTGCTGATCTCCAGTTAGAACCGCTAGGGTAAACCCTTACTCTGTGATAGTTACCACTAGATCTCAATGAAACTCTATTCTCTGCATCTGCATTAGTAGCAGTTCCAAAGGTAGGAGTCTCTGTCAATAGGTTTCTAGAATAAACAGCCACACTAGAGCTACCATTATCAATCTTAGGCTTGGCTAAAGTAATAATAGACTGGCTACCATTGCCAATGTCGCTAGAAGTTATATATCCTGTCCTTGGCTGTCCTGTGAAGGTAACAATCTTAGCTCCTCTTGTACCAGCGCTAACAAACTTACCACCAGCCCATAGTCGGCTATCAAAGGAAGTATTAATAGTATCCATATTTCCGTAGGCATCTAGTGCCTCTAGAGTTGTTCCTGCAGTTGCAATAGGTGCTAGGTAGTTAGTATCAGTTTCACCTTCAGACCACTTCTTAGCTTGCCAGTTGTAGATCATCAATCTCTTGCGAGCAAAGATGTCAGTAAACTGCCAAATAACTAGCTTTCTAATAGAATCCACAGTGGCAGACATCTCATTCATCTTTGACTGGTCTACATTCGTAAAGAAGAATCTATCTACCTTTTCTGCGCCAATAGGGCTGACTGATTGACCATCACAGACATAGAATCCATCATCAGATAAGAAGAATGTTAAGTTACCGAACTGAGCCACAGAGTTAGCTTCATAGCATCCGATATTCTTAGCAATGGTGTCAAACTGGAAGAACAAAGGCGCACCGACATAGCTCATGCGAGAAACAGCTTTTTCTAGCAACACAATTCCAAACTCTCCACCTGTAATACCTCGGATGTCACCACCATCAGGGATAATCTGACTATCTGATTGGCTTAAATCGCTAGGAGTCCAGTCTGTTTCATCATTGATGTCTGACCAGTAAACAGTAGATGGCGCACTAGAAGTATTGGCAGCCACCACAAAGTCTCGAATGACTGTGACATATTTAGCAGTAGGAGCAGCAGCAGCCAAATCAGCAAAGGCTGTAGAACTACCTAAATCCCATGCCTGTAGCTTTGCATTACCATTAGCAGCAATTAATTTCTGCCCAAACTGAGTAAAGTAGAAACGATCCGCAGTTGTATAACCACCAGATTTAGAAACATCATCTAGGCTCAAGTCAGTAGAATCAAACTTAAATAACTTTGTAGTTCCTGCAGCAAATAGTGTAGTAGTGCCACCAAATTTAGTAGCAAAAGCATTAGTTAGTGTTTCACTAGCAGAACCAGACAAATCAACAGCACTAGGCAATGGAGCATAACCAATGGCTTGAGGAATTACATTGTAAGCCTCTTGGATAGCCCCAGTTATACCTGCTTGGTCTGGCATCCACTCGCCAAAATCTATTGTTGTAGCCATTGATTATTCCCTGTATTTTTATCTGTCCAACTATTGCCAGTAACTGAAGATGGATTCCAAGTATCTGATCCTACAGATTTATTTGTCCAACTATTTGAGCTTACAGAACTTGCAGTCCAAGTATTAGCCTGTGTTGCGACATTATCCCATTCTTCGCCATAAATGTAACCTGTAGCACTAACAATAGTAATGCTGTTAATGAGTGATGCGCCTGAGAATATTCCACTTCCTGCGCCAGTAACAAAAGCTAAACCATTAATAGTTCCTGATGCACTAGCAACAAGTCCACCAAGACCTGTGACAGTAGCTATACCAGTGATACTAGAGCTTGCATTTCTTACTCTACTTGCCTGTCCTTCTGCGCTTCCTGTAGCTGTTATAGAGGCATCTGCAAGCCTTTGTCTTAACCCTACACCTGTAGAAGTAGCAGTACCTGTAATTGAGCCAGAGAATGAATAGATAGCATTACCATTTCCAACTACGGTTGCTATGCCTGTGACTGATCCTGTGCCATCTGTAGCAAGGACATCACCTACAGCATAGCCATAATCCCAGTACCCATACAGAACATATTGATCTGTATATTTAGACATTTTCTGCTGTTACCCAGTTAAGTAGCGCTTCATCCCAATAATATAATTTTCCATCTGCAGGCATAGGTATTGGAGATTCCCATAACCATGATGTTGTATTTAATGTCCAAGATGGAAACGGTTGAGGCGCATAAAACACATCATTTTCTATGTCGTAGGTATATCCAATACCAGCAAAGTTTCCACGCAAGGGAGTATTATTTGGGTGAACATTACCTTGAGTGTTGTAAGAAGTTTGAATCCAAGTGCCCGGACTAGAATCAACAAAGTTTTCAAAGAACTCAGGCTCGGCAACAATTACTTGCATTACTTTGCCATTTAAAACTTTTGCAAAATGACTCATGCTGTATATGTCCCTGAAGTTGTAAATGTATGATAAGTGTAGCCCCCAGAAGAAACTACAGTGCCACCAGTTCCTCTTTGTGATCCAAGGTATCTAATAATAACTATTCCTGAGCCACCTGTAGCGCCTTGAGTAGCAGCATTATTACCGCCACCGCCACCGCCAGTATTAGCAGCTCCATTAGTTCCAGAACTAATTAAAGCGCCTGTGCTAGTGCTAAATTGACCGCCATTTCCTCCTCCAGCTTGTCCTACACCAACAGTATTGCTATCTCCTGTAGTACCGCCACCGCCACCGGCATATGCGCCAGATGAACCTGTAGATGTTGCTGTAGCCCATGTAGAATAAGAGCTGTTTCCAGATCCGCCATTACCACCAGCAGCAGTAGATGGGGAAACTCCGACTGATGTTGAACCGCCTCCTCCTGCTGCAGGGTATGGCGCTCCAGTAGAACCGTTACCTCCAGCAAAACCTTGACCAGTTGTTCCTGCTGAACCTGTAGTATTTGTTTATCCTGCACCGCCTCCTCCTGAACCACCAGAAGATGAACCAGTACCGCCACCGCCACCACCTACTGCGCCCTGTCCACCACCAATTGCAGTAGCTAATGAACCGAAAGAAGAATTTGAACCGTTAGCTTTACTAACACCACCAGCACCAATAGTAACTGTAAGCGCTGTAGTGCTACTAACTATTGTAGAACCAGCTATAAGACCGCCAGCACCTCCACCGCCACCAAAATAACCGCCACCACTTCCGCCTCCTGCAATAACTAAATATTCGATAGAATAGCCAGTAGCTTTTGTTGTCAATGCAAACCAATCTGACCCGTTATAAACCTCATATTCAATATTAGAAGTATTAAAGCGAATCATACCAGTAGCAGGGCTTGCAGGTCTTTGTGCTGTAGTTCCTGAAGGCAAGTCAAAATAACCTGTGCTTGTGTTACTTTGGTCAGAAACTGATGAAGGAGTTACTGAACCAGATGCTGCTGCGTTTACCCAAACAGTACCGTTATATTTCAATACTTGGTCTGTAGATGGAGAGCTAATTGTTACATCAGTAAGACTATCTAAGTTTGTTGGTATTGTTGGTTTATCAGATAGGTCGTTATATGAGCCACTATTAGCTACTGTAGCCAAAGCATCCCATGAAGGGGTTGTGCCATCAGTAGTTAGATACTTACCTGAATTTCCTGTTTGACTAGGCAAAGCATCAACAGTAGCCCATGAGCTATTTGTGCCATCTGTGCTTAGAAACTTACCTGAGTTTCCAGACATTGAAGGCAAAACCTTGCCATCATCTAGACTAGTAATCCATGATGGATCTGCATAGCTTCCAGTAGTAACCACACCATTTGTAGCTGTTCCTGCATTGCCTGAGATAGATCCTGTGATGGTAGAGCTAAATGTCTTAGTGCCACCGATTGTTTGGTCACCAGTTAGCTTTACTACTGTGCTATCTTCTGCTTTGTCAGTATTTAAGTTGGTAAAGTTATTGTCTACTTCTGTATGAGTTAGGGGTGAGCCTTTTCCAGCTCTAGTTACGATTGTAGACATAACTCACCTTAAGCTAAAGTTACAGATACGCTAGAAGTAGCGAACTTGAACACATCACCAGTTTCAATAGTTTTAGAAGCTGTCAATGCGCCATGATAGAGCATATTGCCAGTAGTCAAAGCATCAAAGATAGCAAAGTGAGTGATTGTTCCCCAGTCACCTGTGGCTTGGTCGAACTCTACAGCAGCGCTATTAACTGATGCACCATTGCTAGGTGCGCCAAAAGTCATTGCTTCTCTAGCATATGAACCACCACTTACTTCATTGCCTGAACCAGCATCTGTAGGATCGCTAGTAAATAAGCCTACATAAACTGTTGCTGGGCTTGTGTATGAAGTATTGCGGAGTGTTGCATTAATTAGAGCATTTTCTAAGTAGTTTGACATTGCAGCCATGATTAATCCTTATCTAGCAGTTAGTTTCATTTGTAGTGGTACACCATTGTATTCTGAGCTTTCATCAGATGTAGCAATTAGTTCTAGTGTGCTTGCATACAAAGAAGCCCAAGTTGCTAACCTTGCATCATTCATTAGGTATGGCTCGGCTTGTGCCAATGAACCATAAAGTAATAAATCAGGGTAGTTCGCTAAGAATACATTTGAAGAATTTGTGCTAGATAGTGCTGTAGGCTTGTAGTAGTAAAGCATCTCAAGGACATAAGCACCATCAGGAATAGGAGCAAAGTTCATCTCTGCACCAATAACTGAGTAATCTACTGGCTTGCCTGACTCTGTGGCTCTAGCATTTCGAGTAAAGGCAGAAGGAGACATATAGCTCACAGGCATCCTTGGATTGCCTTGAACAAATAGGTCTCGCATCTCTAGGAAGTCTGTTGGCAGTCCTACTGTGTTATCACCAGCAGTCATAGTCGCTGTTGCAGACTTTAGCATCTGTCGAGTTCTTAGCTCTCTCTGTAAGCGAGCTTCAGCCAAAGTAATGAAAGTAGGAATCATTGCTGTTAGATCTGTGCGACCTAAGTAACTAGCAATGGTGGTTTGTAGTGCTGAATAGTTAGAAAAGCTCATAATATGTCATGCCATCCATAAGTATAATTTCCGACATGACCTATCTCTTGAGACAAATCATGGTCTATATAAGTGTCAATCCCTGCATCTTTTGCCTTGATACAGAAGTAAATATCCTCACCCAAGAGCTTGTTCTCAGGCAGTAATTCAAAGAAGAACCAAGGTTTAGGTATAGAAGTTAGTGTATGCTTACTTATTAGCATAACACCACAGCCAATGCCATCAGCCTTTTGTATTCCAGTTTTATTCTTAGAAGATATTTGCTTCCAGTTGCAAGTGCCATCTTCCTCGATCTCTAGTGTCTTAGCAGTAGCCTTGACTGGTGTAGAGCGAGTTGTTGCATTTACCCCAATAATCCCCTTGTCATGGCTCATTAGCCTTTCAAGAGTGTCTTTAGGGAATCTCATATCAGCATCAATAAACAGGACATAATCTGCACCTTCTTCTAGGGCTGATTCGACCATATTGTTTCTTTGGTCAAATATCAGAGTACCCATAGAGGTATACAAATTGACTTTGTGTTCTGTGTTTCTTGCTAAATGATTAACCATTCTAGCTAGGTCAAAAGCTGTACCTACTTCCATCTGTCCTCTAGCTGGGATGCAGATTGCTACAGTAGCCATTAAACGATACCGCCTCTAGTTCTAAACACTCGGTTCTCAGGGTCGTTTAACCATCTTTTTAGTGCTGGCATATCAATGACTTGATAGCCCTTCATAATATTTTTCTTGTTCAAATCACCAATAATCTCTGGTGGTATACAAGCTATATGGTTCTTAGGGTCATATGGTGTGTCTCCCCAGCCTTTAGATCCACTATTGTCTTTATAGGCTTGCTTGGTAGCCTCAGCAAAACCGCTTAGGTCTAGCTTAGTTTCAATGATAATACCGCCATCTCCATCAGAGTAAGCAGTCTTATTTTCTCCAAAATCACCTAGTAACTTTGACATTAAATCTCCAAGAAATTAGGGGTGAGTTTCCCCACCCCCAATTCTACTCACATATTAACTTGCTGACAAGTCAAAGATACCGCCATGAGCGCCTTCGTTCTTAACTTCAAGAGTCAATTCAGCCAAGATTTGAGTCTTTTCTGAGTCACCTGATTTAGCCAAGTCGATAGTTTGGAATGGGCGCAAATATGCTAATGCTGCATATTCAGGATCAAGTACCAAAGCATCACGAGTACGCATGAAACGGTTAGGAACAATGCTGATAACACCAAAGTCT